GGGTATATTAATGCATCTTATGTTCATAATCATAGGAGGTGTGAGCGAGGTAATGTGATAAAGATTGGACAAATATGGTGGTATGGAGGTGCATATGAGTTTGCTAAAGAGAATAACTACGACGATCCGGAAATGGTGTATGATGAGGGGGATATATCTGGGCTAGATTATCATATGATGAGGCCAATAATAGAGTTGTTCTCGATGGCATCTTTATTATATATTAAGAAAGGAGCTGGTGACTATGAGCTATATAAGGAAATGTTGTTGGAAGCTACAAGAAATTTGAGTGTTAAGGAATTACATTTATTTTCTAATATATGGGTATTATTAATAGGGAAGATGCCCTCTGGAGCTTATGAAACGTCGATAGCTGATAGCTGGTACGTAGCGTTGATGGCTTTCTCATATATATGGTATATGATATATAAGAATCCTGAGAAAGCTGAGTTTATATTGGAAGAATTGAAGAATCATAGGATAAAGTTTCCAGTGTTTGGGGATGACCATATATTGGGTAGGAGAAGGTTGATTGCAGTTATGATAAGTGAGGGCGGTTTTGGTGAGTATTCGAAGAAATATTTTGGACTAGTAGTAAAGCCGGCGAGCTTAAGATTAGGATTAAAGTGGTTAAGTGTTCCCGACAATGAAGGCGGTTTAGAATATGCTGGGGTGAGTTTTTGTCAGAAATATTCTATCAGGAGGCCGGATTTTATGCCAGATTATTGTGCCGAAATAGTTCCTTATAGATTGATGTCGGCGTGTATGCATAAATTGGGGTATGGCTCAAGAGATAGGTTTTCAAAAGCTGATTATATATTAGCTATAATTAGTTCAGCGTATGATGGGTTTGGTACAAATATGGTATTATATAAGTGGCAGGCTCAATTATATAACTATGTTTTTGTTAGTGCAGGATATAAGAATATCGGGGATGTAGTGAAGGAGTATACTAATCAGGAAAATACTCAATTTGATATGACGAAGGCATGTAGGAAGATTGGTGTAGCAGTGGAGACGCTATATCAAGGGTTTCCCACGATGGAGACATTGTGGAGGATGCATGTGCATGATGCACATAGGTGCTCTAATTTTCCTGGGTTTGGTTTTTTTCACGGTGAGAAAGCTAAGGATGATAGGTTTTATTAGAGTAAATATTTTTGCGAGTATGCGGGAATGCAGAACGTAAAAAAAAAAAAAAA